GGTCGTAAAGCGCCTGTTCTTCTTGGATTTCTTTAACTGCGGCTTCCAGCTCGGCGTCCACGTCACCGATGAATTCCTCCGCCGACATCTTGCGAGCCGCCTCGTAGATGGCACGCTGCTGCTTGGTCAGCGCCGCTTGAATGTCACTGGTCACCTCCCGCTCCAATCGGTCGCGCTTGCGGGGCTCTGCTATTTCGATCGGCCGGAACACCGGCTCTTCCGGCTCGCCCGGATCACCCTGCAGAACGAGAGCTTTGTCACGGATACTGTTCCGTGATGTCTGCCCAGTGCTGGCTGGAATAAAAAAACCGGTGCCATCGACAGCCTCCAAAAGAGATGCCTTGTCGACCGGGGTCAGGATATCGCTGGCAAATAGTGCAGGGTCTGGATTGTGACGCTTTTTCGCCCAGCGCCGAAAACGTGCAATCTCTGCGGATTTGGCCGTGTCGATAGCAGGAGCCTGTTCGGGCGCCGGCGCCGGGGCGACAGGTGCTGGGGCAACAGGTGTTGGGTCCAGATCCTTGTACTCAATACCGTACGGCAGCGACACGCCCAGAATTTCCGCAGCGATCGATGGCTTGATACCGGCCTGCACATAATTCAGCATGCTGTTGGAGCGACGCTCCTCGTCCGCCTGATAAATCGACATCTCTTCTGGTCTCAGTTCGAGCCGATATCCGCTTGGAGCCAGCAGAGATTCGTTGACGATTTCCGCTAGATAGGTCAGCGACGGGATGATCGTCATGTCGTAAAATGACAGTGCGTCCTGCTGAGCCGTAGCATAGTTGGCGGCATTCGACATCACGATCGAGTGGGGGACACCGAGCGCAGTAGCGATATCTTGCCGTCGCTCTTCGGATAATTCAGCCGTGGCTAAATTTTCCATCCCCTCGCCGACAACAACTGGGGTGACACCGGCCCGGACAGCCGCCGTCTCCCAAGCGGATTTGGAGCCGGAAAAGAATCGTTTCCACCAGCTCTCCAACCGTTCCATTTCTGCGGGGAGAGGATTGCCATCGACAGTCAGAAGCGTCGCCTTGATGCCGCCCCTCTCGAAAAAGTTGCTGGCAAACTGGTCGATGTTGTACAGCACACCAGCCGACGACAACGCTGCCTGAGCAGGTGGACGCCCAGGGATGGTCTCGTGCAGCGGATTCGGGAGCGGAAAATAAACGTAATCGGTCGGCTCGAACGTCTGTGATCGGCCCCGGTCCAGAATCCGCTTGAATCCTGTCAATCCTGACTGCTCGCTGAATTGGGGGACAACGCTGTTGGGGGCATGCCAGCGCAGGGCGATGATCTTGGCCCGGTTGCGCTCGATGAACCAAAATGCCTCTGGTGCCAAGCACAAAGCCGCTTCGGTCAGGCTGACCAGCCGCTTGAAATTTTGCAGGTAACTCAATGCGGGAGGGGGAGATGGTACCGTCGACAGCCACACCTCGTTGTCTCCCTGCATGATCGCCCAGGGCACACGGGTAGCGGCCGTCGCTCGGATGTTGACGCACCGGTACAGATAGGCGACAGCTTGGTAGTAATTGCCAGCCGCCATTGTCGCCTGACGACTATCGGCCAGCTGAGCTGAGCTGGGGGCCAGCTGCGTCCACGCCTGTTCTGGATATTGGTCCAGGAAAAATGTGGATTTGCCATCCACCATCATGTGCCGCTGCCTAGCCATCTTACCTCCCACCAAACAAGAGCAGCGATTTGCTGCCGTGATTGACCCCATGCCATGCCAAAGCCAGAGACATTACGCAATCGTCGTGCAATCCGTCAGGTGCGCCATACGACATCAGCCCAGAGGGCAGACGCTCCATTTCGTATGATTGCAGCTCGTTGATCAGCACATCGTCTGCAATGATGCTGATGGATTGCCGAGCAAATGCCAGCGCCAAGTCGTCGATGACAAGCGTCTTGCTCGCGTTGCGCGTTTGGAATGGCACGACCGGCAGCCCCTGGCGTTGCATCTGCTCGATGAGCGGCTCCCCGATGCTGTTGGATTCTGCCACGATCGAAAATGGCTCGAACCTCTCGAACAGCCCGGTCAGCCGCCCGAGCTGAACCTGGTAATCGATCTGATTGAACCGTTCCATGTGCACCAGCGCGCCATCCGTCACATCCATCACGCAGATGACCGTAAAGTCATGCGACTTGCCCCAGTCGACCCCGAACACGTACTGACGGCCAGCCTGCGCATTCGCCTGTGGACGAGCCGTAGCACAAGCACGTACGTTGCTGAATACACCGCCGCCATCCTCGACAAATTCGGCAAGCCATTCTTGCCTGTACGTGCGTTCCGATACTCGCTCCCGAGCCGCCTCCGCTGCCCGGCGGATGCTGGGCATGGGGTTGGCAGACGACGGTGCGGTCCACGATGCGATGTTGCGCTGGCCGGCCACGCCACGCTGGTACTCGCGCCAAAACCAGTTGCGTCCCCGAGGGGTGCTGATCAGCAGGATGCGCCCATCCCGATCGGCCACTGTCGGCAGCAGAACGTCCGTGTAGGTTTCCTCTCGCACTTGCGCCGCCTCGTCCACGATGACAACGTCAAACGCTTCGCCGCGCAACGCAACGTCGTTGTCTGCACTGTACACAGACAACCGCCCCCGGCTCGGGAATTCGATCACGCGCTCTGACCGATAAATCCGAACGCTCTTGCCGGCTGGACCCACCATCGATTCGGCAAACCGCCAAGGAGCTCGGGAATTTTTGTACGTCGGCACCACCCATGCCACAGCCGCTCCATTGTCGGCACAGGCCAGCGAGTAGATGCCAGCCATATAAGTTTTACCAAACCGACGGCCAGCGCAGACAACTTTAGTCGTCGCCTGGCTCCTCAAGATCTGGTGCTGATCGTGGCGCAATGGAGGCAATGACGCTCTCATGGTCAAATATCCGTTCGATTCGTATTGGCTGGCCATTTGGCCCGCTCTGTTCGGTGCGTGTCGGGGCATAGAGCCCCAGATAACGGGCACGTGTCTCTTTGATTTTCAAGATGCGGTCGACTATTGCCGGATCGGTGGCGTTCGGCCAGAGCCTGCTCTCAAGTTTGTCCAGAGATTCGAGTTCGATTTTTCGGACAGCGTCCGCCGGATCCTGAATTGTTTCGACCAGCGCCTGGCTTACCAACTTCCACGCGGCCTGACTGCTGACGCCCAGCGCTTGGCCGATCTCACGATAAGACGCCCGATTCTTCCTGAGCTCCAGAGCTTTCAGCTTGCGGTCGTGTGCTTTGACACGTTGCGTCTGGGATTTCATAATTTTGCTATCATCCTAGGTGTTTTTCCGGTAGATGATTGCCAGCGTTCCAGCGTAACTGCCACATAGGCTGGAGAAATCTCTATGGCTCGGCAACTCCTCTTCAATTGCTCGCATGCCATGACGGATGTGCCTGATCCAGAAAACGGATCGAGTACGGTCCCAGTCGTGCAGTTCGCAATCAGCATTCTCATCCAGTCAATCGGTTTGCTGTGATTGTGTTCCGATTGGGAATGCGCTTGTGTGATGGGTTCGCTAAACACGTCGGACAAGTGTTTCCCTCTCGGGTCGGGAACAAAATTATATTCGCCCCGAGTGTTCCAAACGTTTCTTGATTTTCCAGAATCCCCATAATGGGCCCCATCAAAATTGTACGATTTTACATTGCCGTACCAACAACAGAGTTTCCCTCGTTTCAGCGGTCTGTTGGGCGTGTACCATGACGAAACGCAATCCCAAACAAATAACCAGGTCATTGCAGAGCCGTAGCGGGAAATCACATCTCCAATCGTCGCACCATCACAAAACGCCAACACAGAATCAAATCCGGGGATGGCGTTTGGCATCGAATCCCATTCTGGGTCAAACACCAGAGACGCAATTCTTTCCCCATCGCTCAGCCGTTCGATCAGATTCAAATCGGTACTGTCACCACAGGCCAACGTGTGATTGCCTAGCTGCCACAATTGTCCAGATTCAACATCCCATTTTTGGCGCAGTTCTTCTGCTCGGTCAATCTGAGGTTCGGTGTCATTTACGTTATCACTGGATTTCAATTCAGCCAGCATGATGGCCAGCTCGTCGTCGTCGAACATGGCTGACAAATCTATGCCAGCATCTATGTCTGCCAGCATTTGTGCAGGATCCCAGTCTAACGACAATTCGCCGACACGATTGTCGGCATATGCCAGTTCTCGTCCTGCAACGCTGTCAATATCCAGATCCATCCGCTGAACCGCAACGATTTGTTTTCCATCCGTAGGGACAACGATAACGTTTTCAATGCCGATTTTCCCTGCCGCTTCGACCGTTTTGTTGCCAGCGATAATTCGTCCATTTCGGTCAATCAGGATGCTCCGCCCTGCACCATATTTTTTCAACGATGATTCTAGAGCCTTACGACCTCGTTTTGTACCACGGTTCGCATTCGCACGATCTGGTATCAGAGAATTTAACGTTTTTGCTGTCATGCATTGTCCGTTTCGATATGGCCCCTGAGCGATTCGACATCTCTGTTGGTGGCATATTCGATCCAGTCAGTTGCCCGGGCTCTCATCCGCAGACGAGCCTCTGCTGCCCAAGCTGCTTCGGCTTGCCACAGGGTATCCCTTGGCGCAACCACAGACGCAGCGAGATGGCAATGAGCCTCGTACTCTTCGACAGCCACATCAATTCGGCGGTAGAGCTGGACCAGTTTGTTGAGCGACCAGGTCATGGCCATTTGAGCAGCCCCAGACCCGACGCCAGAAAAATTCCAGCGCCGACGAACAACCCGATGGCCGTCCCGGCAATCATCATTTCGGCCAGGTCGCCCGTTGCCAGTACGGCAACAAACATGCCGAGCATGGTATAGCCGATTGTCCACTGGACAATAGACGAGCGCTGGCTGTTGAGCCGTTTCATTTCGCCCTCTATCCGTTCGACACGCTGGCTGAGCCCTCGATACCCAAGGTCTGGATCGCCACCGATGATTGTCTCCAACTTTCTGACGGCAGCATCGAGCCGTTCGATTGTCTCTACCAGCATCTCGTCCCGGGTCACCTGACATCCCTCCTGACCGTGATTGTGCCCTGCTGTAATGTGGCCGTGTAGCCGGAGGTCAGCGTCGCTTCCAGGTCATACGACCAGACCCCGAGCCCGATAGAGATTGTTTGCGCCGATGTCACTTCCACCCGACACGATGCAGCGGCCGTGACCGTGCCGGAAATCGTAACCACGCTCTCCGCCTGCACACGCAACGACACGCTCCCACCCGTCAACGTCGGCCAGTTGGTGCCGACAAATGTCAGCGCTCGCCCGTCGACAGTGCGATAATCGTCCCCGTAGATGAGCACGATCTCGCCATCTTCCGTGACCGGGGATGTCACCGTAACTTGGGCTGTGCCGATGCGTCCAAGCGCAACGCCCACCGAGCCGGACGTGTACGCAGCCGGGACCGCAGCCGTCAGCAAATTGTTGGTGATCCTCGCCGCAGGGTCAGGCTGGAGCGTACCCACAATCTCGTGCTGGTCGACGTTGACTCCGGTGCCCAAAAATATGACGATGTAATCGTACAGGATGGGGTCGGCGCCGGCCAGCCGGTAGTAGTACACCCCGTTGCGGGCCTCTGTTGCGGCAGCTCCTGTCACCAGCGCCGTCCGGCTCCCTGTAGCCAGAGTGATACGGTCGACGTTGACTGTGGCCGTTACACCCACGACGCCGTACTTACCGTGCTGGAACTGAGCGACATAAATCAAATCTGCCATGACGACTATCGCCGTCCAGCCAGCTTGAGCCAGTATACAGCAGATTCAACAGTCGCTTCCAGCTGGTCGATGTCGACCGTCGGGAACTGATGGCGCAACTGTTCCATTACGTAGTTGAACCGCTCGGTTTTGGGCAGCCGGCCAGACATCCACAACTGTTCCGCAGCACTGACCAGCACATCGGCCATCTCGGCAGCATCGATAATGGTCGCGGCCACATCTTGGATATTCTTGGGGCGGTCCAGCCAAAACTTCCACGTAGCCAGAGCCAAAGCCAGCAGGATTGTACCGACAACTAACGCATCAACCGGGGCAAACGATTCGAGCACAGAACCCTCCTAGGTACAGGCAAAAGAAAATGCACTACAGCAATTGTAGTGCATTGCCATCAACAGTCTGTCGATTGTCTCAGTCAATCAGCACCCATCCTGTTGCCGTCTGCCCGATGGGCACAACTCTGCTGATCTTGGTCATCATCATCCATGCACCACCATGCGTCATCTGTGCCAGCTCGGCAATCTCAGCGGTCGTGTAGACCCGGCCCGGATGCCGTACCAGTGCCATCACGACAATCGCCACGCGCTCGGTCGTGATGGTGTCCCGGTGATGGCGGATGCGCTTTTTTGGCATCGCCTACCAGCACAACGAGGCTGGCATTATATCGTTTGGCCGTAGGTAGCTGGTGGTCGGCACCGCATCGGTCTGCGTGTGGATGCAACGGGGACAGCGCTCGTTTTCCCAAAACGTCGACCCGCAGGCCCGACAAGTCATCTCACCCGGCGCAACACAGATGCGTTGTTTGCCGGACAGCACAGTAGGGCAGGGCAAATACGCCATCTCTGGTCTGATACCGTGCCGTTTGGTAAATCGTGTCCTCATTTTGCTCTCCGTATCGAGGATGTTGGGTTCATTTCGAAATGAATGCCTTGCTTTTCAATTCGCACATATTCGACATGGCACCGCTCGCACAGGTTCAGCGATTCGTAGCGTCTGTTCTGCGACCCGGAAGAGCCGACTTCGAATTTGATCGTGTGTGTGGCTGGCACCGGCTCGATCCGTGTGCTGCACTCGCACCAGCCGAGCCACGGGTCGACAGTCTTCCAGACACGCTCCGGCCTGGGCTTGTTGAAAGCTTTGTTGTACCAATAGCACCGTCTGCACAAACCGTTTCGGCTGGACGATCCGATAGGACATTCGCAGTTATTGCACCGCTGATAAATCAGGTGTTTGGGCCTGGCCTTGTTGTTACGTCGCTTATAGGTATCGCATGTTTTGCATAACCCATTAGACACAGCTCGATTTTCTTTGCAATGGCGACACGACACAAAGCCTCGGGCATCCACATTTTTTTTCCGTGAGATGCTCTTACGAATAATTTCGATTTCCCGGCGTATCTCAGGGTCGGCAGGGCGGTCGTGCCCGTTGGCACCGAGATACATTCGACAAGCGGAGCACACAATTCCTCGCCGGGTCAGCTTACCACAATTGCTACATGGGATGACTTCCCGACGCTTGTTGTGATCTCGGTTGTAGCACGTCTTGCACAACCGCCGCGTATGCAGCTTGACGCCCACCCGCCCACAGGCCTCACACACTTGCTGGACGCTCTTCATCTGGCACGGTCGACAACGTCCATTATCGTCCAA